GAACTTGAAAAGCACTGCGCCCTTGTGCTTGACATACACCACCACTGGATCCGTACAGGAGAGTACATTCAAGCCTCCGACGATAGATGTAAGCGTGTGATCGATAGCTGGCGCGGTGTCCGCCCTGTTATTCATTATAGTGTATCACGAGAAGACTGGTTAGTCGATCACCCTGAGAATATCATTCCTGATCTTCCATCTCTATTAACACAGGGCTACAAAAAGCAAAAGCTCCGAGCACACTCGAACTTTTACTGGAATACAGCAGTGAACGATTGGGCTCTGAGCTTTTCAGATACACACGATATTATGTGTGAATCAAAAGGTAAAAATATTTCGAGTTCTACTTTATACCAACAGCGATTAAGCCGCGGGCTTTGATTTTTTTGGTACTGTCTTTTTAGCTGGTGCTTTAACAGCTGGTGCTTTAACAGCTGGTGCTTTCTTAGCAAATTGTTGCTTTTTAGGTACCGGCTTTTTCTTTGGCGTAATTTTGGCTACTAGCGGAATTGGTGTAATAGCTGCGGGCTCTGGTACTTTATACGGTGCTGAATTAGCTGCGTCTACTGCGGGGTTGATAACTGGCGTTGTTGCTTCTGGTGACTTAACGCCAAATAGTTTTTTAATAAATCCGATCATATCGAAATCTCCTTAGGACTTCTATTTACACTAGATTAATACTTACCCACCGGTAAAGTGGTGCTAGCTGGCAAGTCCCAAATCTTTTTCTGCTCTACTCCAATACGCTGTGCAAATCTTTTAGCATCACAGCTTGAGCAAACGTGAAAATAGTTATTACTTAATCTCTTACGATCTATTTTCTTCAACTCTCTAGTAAAGTTAGTATCACAGTTGTCGCAACGAAATAGTGCTGTTGTTTTCTGACGGCTGTATGTATGAGCATTGCCTAGTTTGCTAGTTCTAGTATGCTGAATTATTTCTGTTTGTGTAGTAAGGAACATACTGTATTTACATTAGGTTTATAAAACTTCGGGCTAAATAGTAGAGTAACCATATTTCTTAGGATTAAACATGGCCCGTAAACAAATTGACGTAGGCGTTGTAGGTAACGACGGCACAGGCGATAGTATTCGCGACTCGTTTAGAAAAGTAAACGACAACTTTAGAGAACTATACAGTTCACTTGGACTCGGTGAAAAACTAACCTTTATTGGATTAGATGATTCTCCAGTTTCGTATGTTGGACAGAATGATCCAGAAACTGGGCTTACTCCACTAGTAACAGTTAACAATACCGAGTCAGGAGTCACGTTCAAGTCTCTAAAAGGCGGAACAGGTATTACTATTGACTATACTACCAACGAAAATGAAATTACTCTTAACTCAGCGTTCTCGTCAATTTCATCAGACACGTCTCCGGCGCTAGGAGGATCACTAAATGCATTCTTCGGCGGTAAAATACACCCTATTGGCAACCTGCCAGATCTGCGTGTTCAAGCTGAAGTTATCGATGCTAGAGAGCAGCTTTCAGCAGATCATAATGAGTCTGCATCAACAGCCGTTAGATTAGCTGCTAACAAAGGATATGTTGACGGCAAAATTTCACTAGGCGGAGCAACTGCTATCGACCCAGCAACAGGGTTAGTAAGTTCTGCATTTGGACGTATGGGCGGTCCGCTAATTCTTTCTCGAGATCCGGAACCAGATGACGACGTTAACTACAACGGTCTTGTTGCTGCAACAAAACGATATGTCGATAATTCATCTTTTGGTAGCGTGGCAAACTTGTATGTTGCAACCTCTGGGCAAGATGCTCGAGTTGGTGTTAGTAAAGCACTACAAGGTCGTGCATTAGCATATGCCTATAAAACATTAGAAGCAGCACTTCGCCGAGCTGAAGAGTTAGTATTAGAATCAAAGCTAGAGATTGGCCCATACAAGAAACTATTAACCTACGATAATGGTGTTAATACTTGTACATTATCAAGTATCGAAACAAGTCCCGAATCCGGTTCAGGATTTGCAGGCGAAGTCCGAATGAGTGTGGACACGTTAGTAATTAACAGTGTCGGTACCAACTACTTTGTTGGAGATATTTTAACAGTTACCGGAGGCGCTATTCCAGTCGGCGGCGCTGCTGCGACTATTGAAGTGTTATCCACATTAACTACTCCCGGGGCTATTTCAACTTTTAGGATTATTTCAACTGGAGTATATTCAGGGTTGCCTGGTGCAGTTGGTAATGCAACAACTATTAGTACATCGGCTGCACCAGCAGGAATTAGTGCAATTGGTGCCGGCGCAACGTTTAATATTACGTATAAAGTTAATAGTATTAGTATTACAAATGTGGGATCTGGGTATAGTTTAGTTTCTGTTCGAATTGCCGGAGGTAGTGGTGCTGGTGCATTTGGTACCGCTGTGGTTAGTGGTGGCACTATTTCTAGTGTTACTATTACAGATCAAGGTTCTGGATTTACTACGTTGCCCTCATTAGAAGTTAACCTTCCTCGATTTGCTATCTTCACAGACGGTCAACGAACAGACTTCACTGGTGATGTCACTACTAATACTCCGCAAGCAATTCGAGGTCGAGACATCCGCGAAGGCTTATTCTTACGTGGCGAAAATAGCGGAGCATTGGCTCAAATTTTAGCACACGACGGCTCACTTGATAGTTTAGGTAACGAATTATTTGACGTTGATATTAAGGTAGGAGCGTTTGAGATCGATGAACCGGTTGCATACGGCGACGTTACTAAAAGTATTCAAATCACTATTCTAGTCGAAAGTGGAGTTTACGAAGAAAATTATCCTCTAAAGGTTCCACAAAATGTATCTATTGTAGGTAATGAATTTCGTCGTTGTATTGTTAGACCAAGAATAGGAACTAGTTCAAGTCCATGGGCCTTCCGAAAGTTCCGTAGAGATCTTGTAATTGACGGATTAACTACTGCGGTTGACTCGCCATTCGGTTATCATTATCTTCAAGATCCAAGTCAGCCAGTGTATCCAAAGATTAATAATCCAGGTGACTATATTGCGGCTAGCGCATTGATACAATTAAATCGCTCGTTCATGCAAGAAGAAGTAAGCGGATGGATAGCTAATCAAATAGCTAATAATGTAGCTCCGTTTACAACTGCCTTCGAATATGATGTTAATCTGTGCAAACGAGACATTGGGTTAATTATTGATGCCCTAACTTTTGACTTAGAATACGGTGATTACAATAGAACCATATCGGCTGGTTTAAAATATTATCAAAGTGCTAGTGCTCGTATTGCTATTACTACTCAACTATCAGAAACACTAGCATCAATAGATCACCTAAACGAGTTAATTCAACAGGTCATTACTAATACCGCAGTTGCAACAACTTATCAATTACTGTATCCACAAACTATTGATAGAGCATTTGCTGCCGAAATTAATGCAGATACGGTAATAACTGATTTAATCACAGCCATTAAAGATGTAATGGATGGGTCAGGAAGTGTAAACTATCCTAAAGAAAACAATCAGATGGACGTTTTCCTTGCAAACGATGCTTGCCGCTGGCAGGCAATTACTGCGCAGGGACACGGTGGCTTTATGTTGGTGCTTGACCCTGAAGGGCAAGTTCAGGCTAAGTCTCCGTACGCTCAAGAGTGTGCCAGCTTTTCACAATCAACTAATAGACAAGTGTTTGCAGGCGGCAAGTTTGTTGACGGGTTTACCGGTAACTTGCAATTTGATCACACGGCATCAGATGCTACATTTACCAGACTAACAGTAAGCGGCCTTGAGCGTTTACCTAAACTGCCAGCTAGCTTCTTGGTAGATGATAGTGTATTCCGTATTAACTATGTTAGAGACTTTGTGTACAGTACAGCTGGCTCAACTGCTACATTTGTATTAGATGAAACTACACCATTTATTAGGGCTGCTGGTGGCCAAACATGTACTATTAGCAATGGTGATCCGGCTGTTATTACTGTTGTTGAGCACCGACTTCAACCAGGTGCTACTATTATATTTTCAGTAAGTGCAGGTGGCGGGTTGCCTGCAGGTATTATTGCAGACAAAGAATATTATGTAGTTGCCGACGGTCTAACCAATAACACCTTTAACATAACTGCAACGTTTGGATCAATTGTAAAAGTTGCTACAACATCAAGCGGTACTGGAACATTTGCTTATCAACGTAAGTATGAATTGTTGATGCCTGGCAACCGTTCTATGCTGTCAAATGACTTTACACAAATTAACGATTTAGGATACGGTCTAGTGGCAACAAACGGCGGATTGATTGAAGCTGTGTCAATGTTTACCTACTACTGCCATATTTCATACTATTCTATCAATGGTGGACAGATTCGAAGTGTTGGTGGGTCAAGTGCCCATGGTAATTATGCCCTAGTTGCAGAAGGGGCGGATCCATTAGAAGTTCCAACACCAACTACAGTTTATGAAGAATTTAGTCAACGAGCTAAGTGTTATTTTCCATCAGCAACTTATGCAAATACAATAGATGGCTTATTCATCTTTGTGTACGGATATGAATATACTCCGTTAGGCAGTAGTGAATTAGAAATTGATCATGGCGGCATAATTTATAGATACCCAGTCAGCAATGTAACAACCGCTGACTTGCCGGCTGGTGTTGCTAGACTAAACATTGGCGGTGGTGGTGGGGTTACCACTGGTGGATTATTTGCACAAGTACCGAATGACACAGTACTAACCATTAGAAACAACGGACAGATATTACTTACTGGAGATTTAGCTGAAGTTGCTGTTAGACCATCAACTGGTTTAAAACTAAGAGAGACTGAAGATAACGTCTATCGAGTTTTGCAGTTTACTCAGTATGCAGATTCAAATGCGCCATATGATGTAAGCGTCACTGTTGCTGATCCAGCTGTATTTAAAATATTACTAACAATTACCGATATCGCTACAAATTTGTGTACCACTAGTGGTAATCATAAATTAAGAGTAGGCGACGTAGTTATTCCTACAAGTTCATCAAACGGTCTTCTTGCTGACACTACATATTATGTTATTGGCGTTCCGGAATATAATCAATTCTATCTATCGCTAACTGTTGACGGGGCTAGTCCTACACTAGGTGACGGGTCTAGCTTATACATCCAAGCTGCTAAGTCTCACAAGCTAGTAGAAAATTATACCTTACAATTATCTAACCCAGTACTACGCAATGTAATAATTACTGGCACTGCTGGACAGTTTAGTTGTAGTGCAACTACACTAGTCGTAGGCAACAGCATTACTATTAACGGGTTTAACAGTGGTACTGGTAGTATTGCAGGGTTCGTTAATGAAGTGGTCTACTATATCATTGCAACTAATGGTACCACAACATTCACACTATCAGCCTCCCCTGGCGGTTCAGCTATAACCACAACTGCTGGAACTCCTGTAGGATTAACTTACACAGGAGTATTGCCTACGCCGTTGACAAATGACAATCAATTTTATTGGGTTCTTACAGACGGTCTAACTGAAACTGAATTTAAGGTAGCAACGTTAAAAAATGGGACTCCAGTAGCCGTAACTGCATTGGGTAGTGGAACATTTGGTTATGAACTTTATGGGTTGACTAGAACTACTACCAGAGAGAATTATAATTACAACGACTTAACAATATACCAACCTGGTGACTTTACAGACGATTACCCAACTGGTAGAACCTGTACCATTTCTATAGCAGCTCCTAGTGTAATTAGTCTAGTTGCTCACGGGTTCGTTGCAGGCGATGTTGTTAAGTTTGAAAGTACCGGAGTGCTGCCTACCGGAGTAACTTCTAATAACAATTTTCACGTAATAAGTGCCGGGTTAACTACTGACCAATTCCAGATTAGTTTCTCTCCAGGAGGTGATGCACAAGACACTTCTGGGACTCAATCAGGAACACAGACTGTCGGGAAAGTAACAGGGCAAGTTGGCAACTTAACATTTGCTGTAATTCCGGTGGCTGCTCAGGAAAGAAGCAGAGTAGCAGGTAGTAAATTTGTGTTCCTCGGAGAGGAATATATTATTGACAATTATCAAAGTGAAGCAGTAACCAATAAATCGTATGCAAGACTTGTTCTAAGTCGTCCGTTAGTCGACAGTCTAGTTGCTTATCAAAATTCGTACACAATTAAGTCTGCAGTGGCTATTAGAACTAACGGAGCTATTGGTAGTTTAACTATTCGTATTTCGTTGACTCGTGTAACAAGTCATGATTTGTTAGAAATTGGTACAGGATCCTATGCAGATACTAACTATCCTAGCGAAATTTATGGAGCATCAGTAAACGCGGTTAACGCAAGTCAAGAAACTGATGAACGAGATGTTGGACGTTGCTTTTATGTGACCACTGACCAATTTGGTAATTTCAGTGTTGGACCATTCTTCCGAGTCGATCAAGGTACAGGTACTGTAACATTTGCTGCGTCAATTGCATTGAGTAACTTAGATGGTATTGGTTTTAAACGAGGCGTTCCAGTAAGTGAATTTTCAACAGACAGTGGCTTTACAGACAATGCTACTGACAGTGTGCCAACAGAAAATGCAGCACGTATCTATATCGAACGAAGATTAGGTATAACACATGATGGCGGAACAGTAACGGCGAGTCAATTAATCCCAACAGTTTCCGGAGGCTTTATGTCTCTAGACGGACAGTTAGGTATGAAAGGCCCGATGAATCTCAACAATAATAAGATTACTAATCTTATAGATCCTGTAAATCCCCAAGATGCTGTTAACTTACAAAGTTTAACTTTTGCTAATTTTCAAAATACAGTAATTACTACACCCACAACCGGACAGCTATTATCGTTTACGGGATCTGGAGATGCAGCAATTAATGTGACTATCACAGGTGATGTTACTGCTACTAGAACCAGTAGCGATTTAAACATTCAGATTAACAGCGATACAATTATTAACTCTGATGTTAAATCAGATGCGGCAATTGTGCAAAGTAAACTAGCAATGACTGCTGCCAGTGCTCGTGTTAATGCCACAGGTATTGTTCAAGCTGATTTGGGTCTAGCGAGTTTTGACAGTGCGCAATTTACTGCCACTGATGGTTGGCTAACTGTAAAGGATAACGGACTTGTTATTACAAAGATTGCACAGATTGCTACAAAGACTGTATTAGGCAATTCTGGGTTAAATACCGCTAATGTAAGCGCAGTAACATTTGCAAACGTAATTGATTTAGGCCTTGCGGTTAAGAAAAATCAATATAGCGGTACTGGTATTTTACGTAGAACAAACGGTTCAAGCTCTAGCTCAGACGGCGACTATGTAATGATCGAAGCTGCTGCTGGATCTAGTGCAAGTGTTGAGGCAAGTAAACTAATTGCTAGAGATAGTAATGGCGACTTTGGCGGACGTAACATTGATATTTCTCAAGTTAAAGTCGATACTAACTTATCCATAGATGGTGCTACAACTGCAACTGGAGGGTACTTAAGATACTACGGATACGACAGTGGAGGTGGTATACTAATATCTAATGGTTCTCTTGCTACAGATAAAACAACTAACTACTGGAATGATTCACATATCTTCAAGACACAGAACGGTGTTAGTTTTGCTCCGATTACTGTTTCAAGCATACAAACTACAGCTATTACTACAGGCAGTAATACTGATAGCGGCACTATTACCGGACGATGGACATTAACTGGAACTAGCCCAAATGAATCTAGATTACAATCAACCTACTCCGCCGACTTGGCCGAATTCTACGAAGGTGATAAAGACTATGAAGTTGGTACTGTATTAGTGTTTGGTGGTGACAAGGAAGTTACTATAACCGATAAGCAGGGCGATCCAAGAGTTGCTGGTGTTGTGTCTGATACTGCTGCGTTTGTTATGTATGATGCTTGTCCAGGATTTAAAAACTTAGTGGCTCTACAAGGTCGTGTGCCATGTCGAGTAGTTGGTAAAATTAAAAAGGGAGACATGTTAGTGACTTCTAGAATATCAGGCGTTGCTGTTGCTGCCGGTTCCGATGTTAAAGTTGGTACAGTAGTAGGCAAGGCACTTGTTGAGTACGATAGTGATCATATTGGAACTATTGAAATTGCAGTAGGGAGAACATAATGGCATATAACGATAATATAAACCCAGGAAGTCCTCCACTATTGTGGAGCAGTGTCCAAGAAGCATTTACAAAGATTAATGAAAATTTTGATATCCTTGTTGCTACTATTGGAGACGGCTCTGGTCTTGCTCCGCTTGCATTTGAATCGTTAGATACTAATATAAGTCCGGCCACTGATAATTTATATAATATAGGAGATGCTACTCATCATTGGAAATCTATCCATCTTGGCGAGTACAGCGATATAGATTCGATCAATGGCATATGGTTAGGAACTGCTCATATTAAAGGGATAGGATATACCGTAGATTTACCGGCAGGAACTACAGTAGATGGATTGCTAATTAAAGATCCAGACAGAACGTTCTTTAAAGAAATACAGGTTGATAATAATTTTTCTATCATTGCTATTGATGGTAGCAATTCTTTTGGGCTAAACTCTGGAACAGCTATAACACTCGGTGTTGATTCTGCATCAGAGACTATTACAATCAATAACAATGGAGTTGTTGCAGCTACGGCAGGCACAGGTATTAGCGTAAGCAGTGCGACAGGAAACGTAACTTTTACAAACACAGGTGTTACTAGTCTTACAAATACCACAGCATTGCCAAGTGGCAGAACTCAAGGTGTAGGTATCAATGTAAGTACGTCAACCGGAGGTGTTGCATTAACCAATACTGGAGTGTTAAGTGTTGAACCTGGATCAGCAGCATTAATTGTGTCAACTGATGCAGCTACAGGCATTGTTACAATTACAAACGCTGCTCCTGCAGGTAATGCTTTTAGATATGTGACTACTAATGGACTAAGCGGAAGCCCGCTTGAAGCTAACAGTGTTAACGGTGTATTAAACTTTTTAACAGGTCAAGGTATAACACTTAGTCAAAATGCTGGCACAGACACCGTAACATTTACAATTGATCCGGTGTTTGATTTAACAGGGTCAGTATTTGCAGATAACAGTAGTATTATGGTTGATGCAGTTGATGGTGTATTCTACGGTAACTTATTTGGTAACGTGACTGGCGATGTTACAGGTAGTGTGTTTGGAGATGATAGTACATTACTAGTTGACGGTGTTAATAGTAAGATTGTTGGCGACATTGAAACAGCAAGTTTAAGAACAAGCGACAATAATATAGCATTAGG